CCAGAGAAATCTACAAACCCTTTTGCTTACTTCACCCAGATTATACACTACGCATTTCTTCGGAGGATCCAGAAAGAGAAGAAACAAATGGAGATCCGTACGAAAATCATTGAGAAGTCGGGGTATGATGAGGTCATGCATGTGGATGATGATTACGGCGCTCCTAGTGATTACAATTCAATAAAAGAGGCAGTTCAAACCAAGATGTATCAATGAAATTAACTCAAGAAGTGATTGATCAGATACAAGAGGCCATGAATCATACTAAGATGAATGGTGATCCTAACTGGTTAGATGGTGATGAACTTGAAGTATGTTTGGCAGGAACATTTGCTGCGGATAAGTTTATATCAATTATTAATAGGAGAACAAACCCTAGACCCACTCCTAATAAATGAAGATAGCAATAATAACAGACACTCACTTTGGTGGAAGAAGGGGTTCTAAAGCCTTTCATGAGTTCTGGCAACAATTTTATGATAATATTTTCTTTCCTGAACTAGAGAAGAGAGGAATAAAAGAATGTATTCACATGGGTGATGCATTTGATAATAGAAAAAATATAGATTACTGGTCACTTGATTGGGCCAAAGAACATGTATATGATAATTTTAAGAATCTAGGTATAAAAGTTTGGCAACTTGTAGGTAATCATGATGTTTATTATAAGAATACCAATAAGATTAACTCTGTTGATTCTCTTTTACGTAGTTACGATAACCTTATCCCTATATCTGAGCCTGGAGAATATGATATTAACGGATTCAAAGCCTTCATGCTCCCTTGGATCTGCGATGAAAACTATCAACAAACTATCTCTAGTATTGCGGCCACGAACGCTAAGGTTGCTTTTGGTCACCTAGAGTTAGAAGGATTCCAACTATATCCAGGCTGCGTTCAACAGAGAGGTATTGATAAAGGTATTATACAAAAGTTTGAGACGGTATTCTCAGGACATTATCATACTAGAAGTAATGATGGTCAAACATTTTACTTAGGTAATCCCTATGAGATGTATTGGAATGACTGTGGAGACAAGAGAGGATTTAATATATTAGATACAGATGATATGACTGTGGAGTTTATAGAGAATCCATATCATATATTTGAGAAGATATATTATGAGGATACTCCTGCTGCAGTCTTACCTTCACACCGATATAAGGATAAGATAGTCAAGTTATTTGTTAGAAAGAAAACCAATCAGTTGCAATATCAGAAGTTTGTTGATAAACTACTTGATGCTGGGGTACAAGACCTCAAAATTATAGAAAGTATGGAGGTCAATGATGAAGAGGTAGAGTTTGATGGTGAGAAGGTTGAGGATACCCTAACACTTTTGAATAAATATATTGAAGACTCTGATTTTGAATTAAAAAAAGATAGAGTAAAAGAACTTTTAAAAGAGGTCTATATGGAAGCTTGCGAAATGGTATGATGTATATACTTTCTCTCTCTGGCCAAGAAGGTTCAGGTGCTTATGCCTGTAAAGACGATCAAGGTAATCAAGCCTTGTATTTGTTCCAGAATGAGGATGATGCAACCAGATATAGAGGACTCTTGGAAGCAGATGATTCTGCACCACTTTCAGTAGTAGAAATTGAAGATGATCTTGCTTTTGAAACTTGTAAAAAACACAACTACAGATATGTTATCATCACTCCTGATGATATTGTGATACCACCAACAGATTATGATTACATTCAAAACGATACGGTGGCGTAATTTTCTATCTACTGGTAATAACTGGATAGAAATTGACTTAACTAAGTATGTTACAAATTTAATAGTAGGTGCTAATGGTGCAGGGAAGAGTACCATTCTAGATGCATTATGTTTTGTATTATTCAATAAACCCTTTAGGAAGATATCAAAGGGTCAGTTGGTTAATACAGTTAATGAAAAGGAATGTGAGGTACAGGTATCTTTTAGTATAGGGTCTAGGGATTATCAGATAGTTAGAGGAATAAAACCAGGCTTATTTGAGATCTATATTGATGGTAAGTTACAAGATCAGTTTTCTTCTGCTGTAGATCAACAGAGACATCTTGAAGATAATATTTTAAAACTCAATTTTAAATCATTCACACAGACAGTTATATTAGGTTCTGCAACTTTTGTTCCATTCATGCAATTGAAATCCTCACACAGGAGAGAAATTGTTGAGGATCTTTTGGATATTAAAATTTTCTCTGGTATGGCTACCATACTTAGAGATAAGTTGCGTGTGGTAAATGAATCTATAAAGGATCTTTCTATTAAGAGAGATATGGTAGAAGAAAAGATTCAGATGCAGAAGAGTTTTATTACAGATCTTGACAAAAAAAGTAAAGATACTATTAAGAATAGAGAGAATAGATTAATTGACTTAGAAAATCATATAAAAGAGCTGTTACAAGAAAATGAACAGTGTCTAAGTAAGTCAAATTCCTTTCAGGAAGAGATGCAAAAGTTGTCTTCATCAAAGGCTTCTCTTAAGAAGATGAACACAATTAAAGCAAAACTGGAACAACGGATACAAAGTATAACATCAGAACATAAATTCTTTAATGAAAACGTATCATGCCCTACATGTTACCAGAAAATTGAGGAGGACTTTAGGCTAAATAAGGTGGGAGAAATAGAGGAGAAAGTAAAGGAGATTGACTCCGCTTACAAGGATCTTCAAAAGTCTATAACCAAAGAACAAGAAAAGGATCAAAGGTTCATAGATGTTTCCCAGCAGGTAACGGCACTAACGAATGACATTTCAACAAACAATTTTAAAATTTCTGAGTACCAACGACAAACTAGAGAATTTGAACGAGAAGTTCAAGACATTACCGATCAGATTGAGAACAGAAATACTGAACGAGCCACACTTAAAAAACTGCAAACAGAATTAAAAGAAACTGAAAGTAATAAATCCACCCAAACTGAAGACATGTCCTACTTGGAGTTTGCAAGCTCCTTAATGAGGGATGGTGGGGTCAAGTCTAAAATTATTAAGAGATACCTTCCTGTAATGAATAAGCAGATTAATCATTATCTGCAATTGATGGATTTCTATATTAATTTTACTCTTGACGATGAGTTTAATGAAATAATAAAGTCACCTATCCATGAGAAATTCAGCTACGAGTCCTTCTCTGAAGGTGAAAAAATGCGAATTGATCTTGCTCTTCTCTTTACTTGGAGAGATATTGCTAAGATGAAGAATTCTTCTTCTACCAATCTATTGATCCTTGATGAGATCTTTGATAGTTCATTGGACAATGGTGGTACAGATGAGTTTGTAAAGATAATTAGATATGTAATTAAGGATGCACATATATTCCTTATTACTCACAAGTCAGAAGATTTAAACGATAGATTCGATCAACTTATAACTTTTGAAAAACTCAATGGGTTTAGTAAGATGACATAGACAGTTAGAAAAGCTGCACACTGTTGTCCCATTGACCTCTTAATGCTGTTATTATAAGTGCATACAAGAGGAACAAATGAGTTATTACAATAGAAAGGAGATCAAGTCACCAGTAAATTATGAAGTAAAGGGACAACTTGCAAAACTCCTTGCTACTGAAGATATTATAATAGAGAATAGAAAGGTTCCTACAGCGTCCTTTGATGTACAGAGAAGGATTCTTACCCTACCTTTATGGGAGAAGGCCTCTGAGGTCGTATATGACCTTCTGGTAGGACATGAGGTTGGCCACGCACTTTATACACCCGAAGATAACTGGAAGAAAGATTATCCAAAGGTTCCAATGTCATTCGTTAATATTTTAGAAGATGTTAGAATAGAAAAATTGATGAGGCGTAAGTATCCAGGCCTCATAAAAACATTCCGTAATGGATACTCTCAACTAGCTGATCAAGATTTCTTTGAGATTGAAGAAGTTGAACTTGATACATTAGGTCTTCCTGATAGAATCAACTTACACTATAAGGTTGGTAGTTTCAACGAGATTCCATTCACTGTTGCTGAGTCTATATTTGTTAGAAGGGCATCCGAAACTTCAAGTTTTCAAGAGGTTTTAGATCTTGCAAAGGATCTTACAGACTACCTTTCATCTGAAGATGATAAGAAGACAAGAACACAGGTAAATGTAAATGGTGATCAAGAATCTGAATCGGAAATAGAAAAGCAAGAGGTTCCTTTTGATAGTTCTGAATCTACTGATGAAGAACCAGAAATAGAAGGTGAGTCTGAACGTCCTGATCTAGGTGAAGATAAAACTGAGTATGAGGATGAAGATCGTCCATCTAATGATATGGGTGATTATGGTGGAGATCTTGATACTGTTACTGATAAGACCTTACAAGATAATATTGATAACTTAACAGATACGACCAGTGAAGGAGATGAACCATCATATGTTGAATATCCTGAGTTGGATGTTAATAGACTTGTTGCATCATCTGAAGAAGTGCATGAATATCTAGATGATTGGTGGAGACTTTGTGAGGAGAGTTTTTTAGATACTAAAAATTCCTACATTACTTTGAAAGGTCCTTTCCAGAATGTTGATGAAGATTACAGTAAGTTTAAAAGGAGTGCTCAGAAGGAAGTTAATTATCTTGTAAAAGAATTTGAGTGTAGAAAATCTGCAAGTGCATATGCTCGTGCTGCTACATCTCGTACTGGAGTTCTGGACACTACTAAGTTAAACACTTACAAATTCAATGAAGATCTTTTTAGAAAGGTAACTACTCTTCCTGATGGTAAGAATCATGGATTGATATTTGTTCTTGACTGGTCTGGATCAATGTCAGATGTTCTTTTAGATACAGTAAAACAACTTTATAACCTAATATGGTTCTGTAAGAAAGTTCAGATTCCTTTTGAAGTATATGCTTTTACTAATGAGTGGAGCTCTAGACACACACATGAGACCCCTCTTAAAGAACATCATGAGGAAAAAGAGTTCTGTATGAAGATTGAAAAAGATTTCTCTATGGTTAATTTCTTAAGTAGTAGGACAAAAAATTCTCAACTTGAGAAACAGATGTTGAGTCTCTTCAGACTTGCTACTTCAATGGATCATTTGGGAAGACAAAATTATTATGGATATCCTTACCAGTATCCAACTAGACTTTGTTTGTCTGGTACTCCATTGAATGAGGCTTTAGTTTCTCTTAATACTATTATCCCAGAGTTCAGAAAGAGAACTAAGGTTGAGAAGATTCAATGTATTACTCTTACAGATGGTGATGCACATCCTCTTAGATACAGTGCAATGTGTAAGGCTAGGTATTGGGAAGAAGATGGTGAAACGTATCTAGGAGGAAGATCTTGTTCTAATGGAAAAACTTTCATTCGTGATAGAAAGACTGGTAAGACTTATTTTTGTAAGAGTGAGTATCATCATTTCACTGCTGCTGTATTAAATCAACTTAGAGATAGGTTCTCTTCTACAAATTTCATTGGTATTAGAGTACTTCCACCAAGAGATGCAAGTCATTTTATTAGAAGACATTGTGATTATGATTTCAATAAGACACAAGAAATGGTGAATTCTTGGAAGAAGAATAGATCTTTTGGTATCCCTAATGCAGGGTATCACACTTACTTTGGATTAGCTTCAAACAGTCTTAGTAATGATACTGAATTTGAAGTTAAAGAAGACGCTACTAAGGCACAGATCAAACGTGCTTTTGGTAAGAGTCTTAAGGGTAAGAAAATGAACAAGAGAGTTCTTGGTGAGTTTATTAGTTTAATCGCATAAACCACTTTAATAAGTGTCACAATCTACCCAGACAATGACACTTTTATCCTTTATAATGAATACATACAAACGAAATAAACATGACATTTGAAACTAAAGTGGATCCAAACACAGTTATTGACAACTTAAGAGATCTCTTTGGGGACAGTCTCACAGCGGCGGATGTACGTGGGTACTGTGCCTCGAACGGAATTAGTAGTTACCAATACTTTTGCACCAGATACTTGAATGAATTTAAGATTGGTCGTGGTAAGTGGAACTTGAAAACACAAAAGAAAGCAGTTGAACTAGAACAAACTTTCTCTGCTCCTTCTGCTGAACCTGCACCAGTTGAAAAACAGAAGTTGATCCCAGATAAGGATCCTACTTATGTTAAGTTTGGAAATTTCTCTGATGTTAAGAAGATTATCCAATCACAACAATTTTACCCTGCATTTATTACAGGACTCTCTGGTAATGGTAAGACATTTAGTGTTGAACAGGCCTGTGCTCAATTGGGTAGGGAATTGATTCGTGTTAATATTACAATAGAAACAGATGAAGACGATCTTATTGGTGGGTTCCGCCTTGTTAATGGCGAGACGGTCTGGCATAATGGCCCAGTCGTTGAAGCACTCGAAAGGGGATGCATCTTACTTCTGGATGAAGTGGACCTTGCATCTAATAAGATACTTTGTCTTCAATCCATCCTCGAAGGAAAAGGAGTCTTCCTAAAGAAAACTGGTAGATTCGTATCACCTTCTAAGGGATTTAATATCATTGCTACTGCAAACACTAAGGGTAAAGGATCCGAGGACGGTAGATTTATTGGTACTAATGTATTGAATGAAGCTTTCCTTGAGAGATTCCCTGTTACTTTTGAACAACAGTATCCTTCAGTTGCTATAGAGAAGAAGATTCTTCAACAGTTATCTGATGATGATCAGTTCTGTCAGAAACTAGTTGATTGGGCAGACATCATTCGTAAGACATTCTATGATGGTGGAGTAGAGGAAATTGTTAGTACTCGTAGGTTGGTACATATTGTACGTGCATACTCAATCTGGAAGAACAAGGAAAAGGCAATTGAAGTTTGTGTAAATCGTTTCGATGATGAAACAAAACAGGCTTTCCTTGACTTATATGATAAAGTAGATGCAGATGTAAATTTTGGAAACGAGGAGGAGAAACCAAATGAAGGACTTGTGGAAGAATTACAAATCCCTTCTGTTTGAGACCTTTCCTGATCTTGCCCATGACTCAACATGGGCAGAGTGGGAATCTAAAGGAACCAGTTTAAAGGCAGATATCTTTAAGAATGATTGGTTCATTAAGTCTAGAGCAGTAGATATCTGGAGTAAGAGATCCAATATCTATAACAACATCATCTATCCTAAGACTGGAAGTAACCTTCCCTGTTTTGGTATGGATCTTATGGGATTCACTGATAAGAAGGTCATTATTGTTTTTGACTTTCAACATCCTACAGAGAATTTTTTATTTGGTGTTGAGGGGTTACCTAAAGGAAGAGGAGATTATAGGTTCTTTGAACCAGGCAATCATTTCTCAGAAAATATCTACATTCAATATTGTAAGGCAGATGAAGTTGATGAACATCTTGATATGTTTAAGAAATACTTGACTGCATATAAAACTATGGTAGAATGTAGTATGCCAACTGAAGAAGATACGACGGTGTATAAAGACTTTGATAAGTATATGACTAAACTTGATCCTGTTGGTGGTTATCTTACTGGTATATTCGGTAAGGAGAAAGCAGAGTCACTAGTGAATGACTTTTTATTCTGCTATGGTTAATGCATGGGCACTAGCTGCTTCAATATTGGATGGAACATTTGATGAGGATTATCCTATTATGACTGATGATGACAAGAACCGAGTAACGCCACAAGAGAGTGATGAATACGATCCACCAAAAACAAAAAGAGAGGATTTCTGGATAGATGATCCAACACCAGATACTATTCATATTGATACCAGTAATTATCAAAATGAAACTCTAACTATTACTGGTGGTGAGGATCAATTAAGTTTTAATACTGCTGAAGAGGGTGAAGATTGGGTAAAGGCTCATGGTGGATATGAATGGACTCCTGGCAGTGCATGGCCACCTAATGATGAACCAAATCCATTTCCTTCTGATCCCATATCGGATAATGATGATCAAATAGCACATCATGTTCCTACTTATGAAGATGCAATGATGCCAGGCATAGAGGAAGAAAAACGTAAGTGGATTTATGAATCTCCTGATGGTGGAAAGACTGTTTATAGACATGAACTTGGAAAAGATCCATTAAAAAGGGAACTTGTTCCACAAGAAAATAATGCAAATGATATTGAGTTTAAGTATAATGAAGATGTAACTTTGAAAGAAGTGGAAGAGTATGTAAAGAGTACATACAAATCTCATTATGCTAATGATAACAAGACTCAGACTCTTGATCTCATTGATTCAATAGGCGATGCTGAGTCCTTTAGTAAAGCAAACGCCATTAAATATCTTTCTCGTTTTGGTAAGAAAGATGGAAAGTCAAAGTTTGACATTCTAAAGGCAATACACTACTGTATATTACTATACCACTTCTCTGGATTACATAATGACAACTAAAACCCCAATGAAATTATCTGATAGAACTGTTAATTTACTTCGTAATTTTTCAACAATTAATCAATCTATTCTGTTTAAACAGGGTACTAGACTTCGCACGATTAGTGTGATGAAGAACATCCTTGCAGAAGCTAATATTGATGAAGACTTTCCACAGGACTTTGGGGTATATGATCTTGGACAGTTTCTCAATTCTTTGAGTTTGTTTCAAGAACCAGAGTTAAATTTTACTGGAGAGAGTTTCGTCACGGTGAAGGAAGGTAAGCAAAGATCAAAATATTTCTTTGCAGATCCTAGTGTTATAGTTTCCCCACCAGATAAACAGTTGTCTCTTCCTTCAGTGGATGTTGAGTTCTCATTGACTAGTGCTCAATTAGACAGACTACTTAAGGCTGCAGCAGTTTATCATCTTACTGATTTATCAGTAGTTGGAAATGGTAAAGAGATTAAATTAAAAGTACATGATCGTAAGAATGATACTTCTAATGATTTCTCTATCATTGTTGGTGTAACTGATAAGGAATTTGAATTACACTTTAAGGTTGAGAATATTAAAATTGTGCCTGGCACATATGAGGTTAAGATCTCTCGCAAACTTCTTGCGGAATTCAAAGCATCTGAATATGATCTGACTTATTATATTGCTCTTGAACCTGATCTTACTTGGAAGGATTAATGTGGTATGTTATAGGATGGACTATAGTTACACTATGGTTACTATCAAAATTGGGTGTATTTAAAAAATGATCAAACACATTGATACTAAAGAGTACATGCAAGATGGATGGGATTCAGGCCCAACTGGGGCCCATCCATACAAACGTGGCAGTAGACATAATAAAATAGGCATGTGGATTATGTGGCTTTTCTATATCGTAGTAACTGCTCAGGTAGTCTATGCCATATCTGTTATTCCTTTCTGGCCTATAACTGCAATGTTATTAATTGGATTATTGTTTGGTGCTTATGTTGTAATTACTGCAAAAAGTAATGGACATTAGACTTGACTAAATTATGGAGGGTATGGAAGTATGCCTTGGGAAGTTTCGAGGATAATAAGACTGCAAAGTATGATAATGCAGTCTGTATTATTCGTACTTTTATTTTTGTTAGTTATCTCGTTACTAACTGTTTTATTACTGCTGGTGTAATTAGACACTGGAATCCACCAAATCAAATACAAAGTTATGACCAAGAAAACCAGAGAAGAATTAATTCTTGAGTTTGCGGAATTTACCGCAGATAAAATGACCGAGGATACACTTAAAAGGATAGCTGTTATTACTTTACTTGCTAACATCGATCCCAAAAGTACCCTTGAAGATTGGGAAGATTATGTTGCAAGACTGGATCCAAATATGGAAAGTGAAGATCTATTGCAGATGATTCAACCTCATGTTATAATGAAGCAACCAGAAGAGAGTACAAGTGCTCAGGTATCCGAATCTTAAAGATCATATCTTTGAGTATCCTCTTCTATCTGAACATGAATGTGATCAGATAGTATCCACATTGGATGAGGAGGATGACTGGGATACTTTTGTATGGTATAATAGTGATCATGAACATGTGGATGTTGATAAACAATCACGTTTAAAATCAACTATAAACCATACAGTAACAGATCTAATTCAACCACATATTAATGATGAATTGTTTAAAGCATTTCATTCTAAGTATCATGATCCCAATATTACTACTGGGGGATCATTCTGGGAGAATTGTTCTGGGATAAAGTTCAACAGATATTCTGTTGGAGATTATCTTAGTCCCCATCATGACCACATTCGTGATTTCTTTCAAGGAGAGTTCAGGGGTATTCCTGTTACTAGTGTTGTTGGAGTTTTGAATGATGATTTTGAAGGGGGTGAATTTGTGTTCTGGAGAGAACATAGTGTGAAGATAAAGAAGGGTCATGTAATTGCATTTCCTGCCTTGTATCTTTTTCCTCATGAAGTTACACCAGTAACAAGTGGGGTTCGTTATTCATGGATTACTTGGATTGTATAATGAGAGATGAATTTCTTTGGGTTGAAAAATATAGACCCAAGACAATTGATGATTGTATTCTTCCTGAGAGTACAAAGAAAAGTTTTAATGACTTTTTGGAAGCAGGTGAGATCCCAAATCTATTGTTATCAGGTCCGCCAGGCATAGGTAAGACCACAGTTGCGAAAGCATTGTGTGAGGAATTGGGTTGTGATTATTATGTTATTAATGGATCCGATGAAGGTAGGTTCTTAGATACTGTTAGAAATCAGGCAAAGAACTTTGCTTCCACAGTATCCCTTATGGATAGTGATGCTAAACATAAGGTAATAATTATAGATGAGGCCGACAATACAACCCACGATGTTCAACTCCTTCTCAGAGCCAATATCGAATCGTTCTATAAGAACTGTAGGTTTATCTTCACATGCAACTTCAAGAATAGAATCATTGAGCCCCTCCATTCGAGATGCTCCGTCATTGAGTTTGGAATCTCAAGAAAAGATAAACCACAAATCGCAGGTCAATTCTTCGGAAGACTTAATACCATCTTGGACAACGAGAGGGTTGAAGCTGATAAGAAAGTCCTCGCAGAACTTATCAATAAACACTTCCCAGATTGGAGAAGAGTCTTAAATGAATGTCAAAGACATGCAGTTGGTGGTAAGATTGATTCATCTATTCTCGCTAGTTTCTCGGATGTTAACATAAATGATCTCGTTAAAAATCTCAAAGAAAAGAAGTTTCCAGAAGTACGTAAATGGTGTGTCAATAATCTGGACAATGATCCTGCTGTACTTCTTAGGCGTTTGTACGATGCTCTTATTGTATCCCTTGAAGGGCCTAGCATTGCTGCTGCTGTTCTCATTATTGCTAAGTATCAGTATCAAATTGCGTTCGTGGCGGATCAGGAGATCAACCTCCTCGCCTGTCTCACGGAAATAATGGTGGAGTGCGAATTTAGATGATACCAACAGTACATTGGATAAGATTCAGTGACTATCATAAATTAGCAGATTTAGTTGGTATGCGTGGTGCAGTTTATGGGTTTGTCTGGAATGAGATGAAACCATCTAATGCTCAATCTCCATCAGATTTTGAAGGATGTGTATACATTGGAGAGTCTGGTGGTTTTTATTATGATAAACAAGGTGGAAAGGGTAAGTTAAGAAGTCATTTGCATAAGCGGATGACAACACACCATAAACCTTTTAGTACAGGTGAGTGTAATGAACGTAAGTATGAATTGTTTAAGGAAAGGTATGGTTATGGTGATGATGTTCTTGATGGTACATTAACTGGTACTCCTCTTTGGGTAGGATTTATTGTTCCACCAAAGGAAGATCCAGATTATTGTTTGAAGTCTTGGCTCATTGCTACTGAACATCATGAGATCTATCAGTATCAACGTAGATGGGGTAAGTCGCCTCTTATGAATATGCAGGTTGATGGTAGAGGGAAAGATCCCGAATCTTATTCAAGTCAGATGATGCTTAGTTACAATTCTTTGGACCAATTTTATTGACTTATGAGGAATTTTGAATTAGAATGGAAACTATGAAAAAGAAACAAAGACACCAAGTAAAATCTAGGTGGTATTATATCTTCTGGGGTACTGCTACAGTTGCAGTATGTGCTGGACAAGTATTTGTAGGAAGTGGTTTCCGTAGAATGGCTGAGAGTCTAGACAAAATATTAGATGCTCCTATAATTCTTGATCTTGGAATTCCACACAGACAATCCCCAAAAACGTGGGAAGAGCCACCAATTCAATATTTGGAGGATGATATTATTATGTGGCGTTCCATTGGTTCCCCACAGAGGATTGATTGATGCAACTGTCTCCATCTGATGCCACTTATGCAGCAGATAAATTTATTGATTACTTCTCTAATACAGGAAGGATAGATGAATATTTACGTACCGTCAAACTAGATCGTATATCTGATCAACCCATGTCATTGCCTGGGTTTGGACCAGAAGATGATTTGTTTGACGATTTTAATATGCATCCAGAAGATATGGATATTAAGATCTATAATGCAGGGGATAAGGGTGGATTCAGTAATGAGTATTTTAATGAGAGACTACAGATTACTATGTCTCATGCCTTTGAGAGTTCTATTCCTGGCAAATCATTAAAGTGGATAGTGAAAGAAGGTAATACGGATAAGACTATTGGGTTCATAAGGTTCGGTTCTCCTACCATCAATTCTAAACCAAGGAATGATTGGTTGGGTGCCACGCCAGAATTGGGTCGGTTTAACCGCCATGCAATCATGGGGTTTATTATTGTACCTACTCAACCGTTCGGTTTCAACTACCTTGGTGGAAAATTGTTAGCTATGTTGTGTTGTTCTCATGACGCAAGGGAACAATTGAATAAGAAATATAACGCAGATATATGTTTGTTTGAGACTACATCTCTCTATGGATCAACCAAATCATCCTCTCAATATGATGGGTTAAAACCTTATATGAGGTACAAGGGACTGACTGTAAGTGACTTTACTCCTCTTCTCCATGACAGAATTTTCCATGATTTAAACAAGTGGTTTATAGCAAGGAATAATGATAAATTATTGGTAAAAGAAGATGCTTCTAGTAGGAAGTTAAAGACTCAATCTAAGATGATATCCATCATCAAGAAGTCTCTTACTTCTGATTCTAAATTGACTGACTTTGTTACCGCTATTAAGGATGCGAAGAATCTAACAGAACAAAAACGATTCTATATGTCCTCCTATGGTTTCAAAAATTCTAGAGAAGTTATTCTTGGAACTCAAGATAAACTTATTGAAGCTGAGAACTATGATAGGTTCTCTGTTGATTCGATAGTTGATTGGTGGAGAAGGAAGGCTTCTAGAAGGTTTGAGAACCTCAAAGAAGAGGGAAGACTTAGAACAAAGTTAGAAACTTGGAACACAAACCCCGATGAAATTGACATAATACGATGAACTACAAAGATTCTGGTGTGGATATTGAGGCAGGAAATGAATTTGTAGAACGATTAAAAAAGAAAGCTCCTGCCATTGGTGGATTCAATGGTATGTTTAAGGTTCCTTCTGGATATGAGGAACCTGTTTTAGTATCTGGTGCTGATGGTGTTGGTACTAAAATTAATATGGCTTCTATCTCTGGTGATTGGTCGACCATAGGTATCGATCTTGTTGCCATGTGTGTTAATGATGTTATCACTTGTGGTGCTAAACCATTATATTTTTTAGATTATATTTCTACTAAGAAGTTGGATGGTAGATTGGATAAGATAATGGATGGTATAGTTAAAGGATGTGAGATAGCAGGTATAGATCTTTTAGGTGGAGAGACTGCTGAACATGGTAGGTTTGCTAATGATATTGATCTTGCAGGGTTTTGTACAGGTATAGTAGAAAGGGGTGAAATATTAGATGGTAGGATGATCAAGCCTGGAGATAAGATTATAGGGTTTGCTAGTAGTGGATTGCATAGTAATGGATATAGTTTGGTTAATGATATGTTATGGAGACATAAGATTTTCTATGCTGATTATCCTGAGTTACTTACACCAACTACTATCTACTCTCCTATGATTCAAAAGTTATTGGATGAGGTTCCTATCTTAGGAATGGCTCATATTACTGGTGGTGGATTGGTTGAGAATGTACCAAGATGTTTGCCAAAAGGACTGAAAGCAAATATTAATTATGATTCTTGGCCATTACCAAAGATCTTTAGTGACATCATGCTTGCAGGTGAAATACCAGAAGAAGAGATGAAGAGAGTCTTTAATCTTGGTATTGGGTTTTGTATAATTATACCTCCTGATATTGATATACATACTACAATTCCTTCATGGGTTATCGGAGAAGTCTATGGATAAAATGGATACACAAGGGATGAGTGGCCCTATTGATCCTAATTACAAAGGGAGACCAGTAGAAGAACAACAGCAGAATTTAAAACCTGCCATTATTACACCTAGAAGATTATTTACTGATACTTATGCTAAGGAGTTGAAGATATTAATTAATGAAGTATTAGATGAAAGGGAGGGTAAGTTTGATTACGTATCGTATTTTGATACAAAACAATTCCAGTATTGTGTTGGGGAAGAGGAGCCACCTTACAAACCATGAGTGAATTTCATATTGATATTGATAAGGCATTAGAAAATGCCAAGAAGAATGATCTTTCTACTGATTGGTCACCTCATTATCCTGAAGGTTTAGAATCAGTTCGCAAGTCAGTTGATAACTGTGTTAATCTTGCAGGTTTGGATAAGAAGTTGATGGAAGAATTACTTAAGGGTGAATGGAATGTATATGAGACACTTAATTCAGTAGGTAGATCTTCTAAGAAAATTGTTATTGAATATGATATTACAACTAAAAAGGAGGAGAAATGAGATTAGGTGTTATGTGTTCTGGTAACGGAACCAACTTCGAGAACATAGTTACCAATCCCAATTGTAATAAACATGAAGTTGTGTTGATGATACACAACACTAAACAATGTGGTGCTGTGGCAAGAGCAGCGAAATGGGGTATCCCTCATGTAAGAGTTCCCCATAAAGATGAAGATCAAATGATAGAACTCTTTAAAGCATGGAGAGTAGATCTTATAATTCTTGCTGGATATATGAGGGTATTAAAGAACCCTGATGCGTTTCCTTGTCCTATTATTAATGTTCATCCCTCATTACTTCCAAAGTATAAAGGATTACACGCAGTCGAACAGGCGTTAAATAGTGATGACGATGTTACAGGATGTACCGTACATTATGTGACAAAAGAGTTAGACTCTGGTAGAATAATAATACAAGCAGAAGTTCCGATTCAACCTGAAGATGACATCAACTCTCTTACAACGGCTATCCAAAGAGCCGAATATTCAATCTTACCTGAAGCGATTAGACATGTTAAGTACCAAGTACAGACTCCAGCTCACTGATATATGTTGTAGAATTATTACTACAGACGGAGTTCCAGTTACCTTAGATGAAAGGATCTGGATGAATAAGTTATGTGAGAAAAATGCATCTGCTAAGAGTATTGCAGAGTCTTTATTATGTCCTGATTATATCCCACATGAATATGAAACGTGAAGAATTACTTAAAGAGATTCCTAATTGGGAATCTCAATATCTTAATGAGACAAAAAATCTTACTGATAGAGAGAAAGAAATCCTTAAGGGTGATCCAATAAGGTCGCACGAAGGTATGATGTATGGTAGAATGTATGCGGACTGGAAGGTCAAAATAGGTTATGAGAATGAATGATCAAACCAAGTTAGTTTTTGCTCTGGAACATGTAGCTCATATACATGATCTAATCAAAGATAATGAATGGGAAGAATATTTGAAAGGTAACTTAGTTACTATAGAATACGAACTTGAAAGACAATTAAGCAACCTCCAATACAATCGTAAAAATGCCAGAACTAAAAGATTATCTAGACTCGATATACTTGACTAAGAAGGATCTTTCAGAAGAAGATCCTGACGCTTGCAAGAAGTATCCTGCCTTCATTATCAACAAATGTTGTTCAGCACATATTGATTGTATTATGTTCGCCAATGAGATGAACCTCCATCATCAATTGGACAAGGACATGCAATATTCGTTTTATCTAAATACGCTTAGGAAAAAGAAGCGTTTCTCGCCCTGGCTCCGAAAAGATAAGGTCAAGAATCTTGATGTTGTCAAATCATACTATGGTTATAGTAATGAAAAAGCAATGCAGGCTTTGAAAATCTTAGATAAATCTCAATTGGATTACATTAAAAATAAACTTGACGTTGGAGGTACAAGATGACTGCTGCAGAGCCTGAGGTGAATTGGTCAGCCGATCAAATGATAGAAGTCACTCTGAATGAACCAGATGATTTTCTAAAGGTAAGAGAAACCTTAACAAGAATTGGGGTAGCATCCCGTAAAGAGAAGAAGATATATCAATCATGTCATATCTTGCATAAGCAAGGAAGATATTTTATTGTTCATTTTAAAGAATTGTTTGCCCTAGATGGGAAACATGCAAATTTAACTTTGAATGATATACAACGCAGAAATAGAATTATTAATTTATTATCTGACTGGGGATTGATTTCTATTAATAAACCAGAATCTATATCTGATGTAGCTCCATTGAATCAGATTAAGGTATTATCCTATAAAGATAAAGGTGATTGGACTCTTGAGACCAAGTATAATATAGGTAAGAAGAAAAAGGTTGAACAAACCGCATAAATTTTGGGGGTTTATACGACCCCCTTTTTTAATGGTTTATGTTTAAATAGTAGTGTCGCCGTAAGGGACATCAAAACACAAACTCGCTTAACAAGGAGCTACTATCATGACAGGCCTACAAAGGTATCATGCTCATAATCTTCCAGAGCTATTCGATAAGATTACGAAGAACAGCATAGGAATGGATGACTATCTCAATCAATTTTGGGAAGGTACAACAACTTCAAACTATCCACCATATAATCTAATCAACATTAACAATGTTGAATCAAGACTAGAGATTGCCCTCGCTGGATTTAAAAAATCAGAAGTGAAAGTCTATACAGAATATGGCAAACTAGTTGTTGAAGGTAAAAAAGAGGAAAAGGATGAGAGTGACTATGCCCATAGAGGTGTCGCTCAAAGAAACTTTACGAGATCATGGACTTTATCAGACGAAACAGAAGTAAGGTCAGTGACCTTTGAGGATGGACTTCTGACTGTCGATCTAGGTAAAGTGGT